AAACTTCTCATCTCCCCACTTATCACCAGCAAATGAGTCTTTATCGGTTGGTAAGGCTGACTTTATCTTTTGTGTTGCACCTGTATTTTTCATTACGGCAGAAATTCGTGTGTTTAATTTCTTTGATATCTCCATAAGTTCACCATCAAGTTGTTCACGTTTCGTTTGTATAGTTCTACGTTTTTCAGGGGCACCCTTACTACGACGAGGAACATCTTGATATTCATTACCAATTTTTTCTAATTCATTCTTTATACGTTTGATGTTTTCCATGTGTTGTTTTATTGTCCCATCATTTGAAATAGCGGGAATCAACTCATCAACTATCGGTTGGAGGTTTTTATCGAAGTATTTTGAACGGAAGTACGTCCGAAGTAAATCGTCTATCTTACCAAGACCCATAGCACCGGCAACTATCGCTAAAAGAGGCAAAATCAACCATGCGTTTCCGGTACTTATTAGAGTAGCAGAGGCTGTTCCGGCACCAATAGGTAATAATAAGGTGGATTCACTACTAGTAGCATCTACAATCTTTGACCAAATCCTGTATAAGAATCCTTCGTCAATTTTTTGTTTTGATTGAGTTTCGTTTAGAATGTCTTTTAGCTTTATCATCCATTTCTCCGTTGGTATATCATATAAATATACGGAATCAAAGACATTCGTCCAACCATTCCGATGGAATTTCTTTCTTTGACCACAACCAACCCTTTTTATCACAGTATTGGGCATATGTTGTTTTACTACCCTTGTAGAGTTTTGCATTTGGATTCTGAAAGACGAATCGGATGTCTATATCGGGATGTTGTTTGAATACAAAGTCCATCTTTTCTCTGTCTACCTTTACCCAACGACCTTTTGTTTCGATGTAAAGTTTACCACCATTTTTCTTCGGTAAAACAAAGTCGGGTGTGTAGGTGTGGTTTGTGGCTGGTTTTATGTAAGACAACTTTTCAGTTTCATACCCGTAGAGTTTTTTAGCGGATTTGAGTGATTCGTTTATTGTGTCTTCCAATCCACTTTTGAAACCATGTTTTATCGCAACTGCATTTCTTTTCATTATAACCTCTTTAGATCAGACATCAAATCTGATGATAACATTCATGTCCACGTCATCTCTTTTTTCAAGTGGACTACTCATTTTTGCAATAGCAATCAGTTCATACTTATCGTTATACAATCCAATTGTTGTAAAATACGGATTAAAGAACGAACTTGTTGCAAAGTCTTTTATCTTATCAAATGTTGGTACATTTCCTTCAATTATCGTTGGATTTTGAGTAAAATTATACTCATTTTTTCTGATTTTACAAACTATTTCATGTTCATAAAATGTTGTTGTACTCTTGAATCTTGCAGAAAAACCGTCGGTTCTTCCATTATAATCATAATTACCACTTCTACCTAATAATGAGTTATGATATTTTGGTCTTGGGTCTGATACAACAATTACACCGTCTGGATAAAAGACATTACCGACGATATTTGTTTGGTAAGCATAACCAAGATCGTAAGAATTATCAGCAAGAGCACTAATTTGTGCTGATGTTAAAGCTTTTTTATAGATTCGCATCTCATCCAAAGATGCAGAAAGAATACCACTCGTTGTTCCATTACCACCAATAAACATTTCATGTTCGTTATTCACGTTCACAGGTATATCGATACTTGAAGTAGCATCGATAACACCGTTTATGTAAATACTGTAAAGGCTTCCGCTCTTTTGACAAAGCACATGATTCCAACTTCCTGTTGCAAGTGAAGAAGAAGATGTTAGTTCTAATGTCTGTAAACCAGATGAACGACCAAACACAACTTTATGTGGATTTGGTGATGTATAATTGTTGATCTTTACGTCAAATGGGTATTGGAATGTTTTTTGTTCTTGATATTCGGTTACACTTGCACGAGTTTGTGTATTTCTATAATCTACAAGTTTCATCGTATTTTTATTTATGACGTTGTTGTAGGTATAGTTTACATTTGATTGTGTGGCCGGCACATTTACCCAGAAACTAATTGCAAAGTTTTGTTTTGGTTGGATGTTGAAATTTTCTTTACTAACAACCTTAAAATAACCACCGTTTAATTGAGCAGATGTTCCACTTGAAGAAACAGGTGAAGTCGTCGGTATTCCCGGTATAAATGAAATTTGTTTTGGATAAACATAGTCAATTTGATTTTTAACAGGACTATAATCCATCACACCAAGAGTTTGTTTGTTTCTGAAATTATATGCTCGGTATTGTTCGTTGAATCCCATGTTTAGGATGCAAAAATCATCACCTATTAACTTTGTTGTATCATAATCACCATCGACCAAGTTTCCATTTGTGTCATCGGTGAGTGTGTATGCAAAGTATGAAGAAGAACCATAGTGGTCTATTTGTACAGAACCTGGTTTTATTCTTTCCCCGAAAACATTTTGTGGTATGATTATAGTAGAACTTGACTCATAAAGAAAAGTTTTCGTAAATGAACCAATCAACTTTGGTGGTTCATTTCCTCTGTCAAAATTATCGTAATAATTGTGGTCTAAATAATACCAAAGAAGTTTTGGGTCAAGACTTTGAGTTGTGAATGTTCGCTCGTAAATAGAAGAAGATATATTTGCAACACCACCGAAGTATTTATCGTTTTCTGGATAAAGAGCTCGGTATACTTTTATTCCGTAACTTTCATAGAACGTTGATACACCGGCAAATGTCTCAGAATGATCACTTGCAATTCTCCAATTCTTAAATGTCTGAAATGGTTTTACTTCGTAATCTCCTTTTTTGAGATTCTTGTAAACAAGAGACACCATATTTCCACGTTGGAATTCCATTAATTTAATCTCACTTTCACTTCGAAGACGTATGATTTTGAACTATTTTTCAATATAGGATTCTTTACCTTACCCACCGCAACCAATGAACCAGCTTTGTTGTAAAGACCAATGGTGGTTATGTATGAATGAGGATCCCTTCCAAAATAAGTATACTTCAAATCATTATCACTACCAGAAACATAAGTTGGATTTGTTGAATAGTTAAATTCATTTTGCCCAACTCTACAAAAATACGTTTCTTTAACTACCTTTTCACTTGAACGAGCAAAAAATGAACCAGAAAAACTACGGCTAACGGTAGTTGAGGCGGAACCACTTATTGATAGGAATAATTTATAAATGTTATCACCATCAATTGAGGCAGTAACAGTGTTGAAAGAACAAGATTGATCCAACACATTCCCATCTAACACAATTAGACCTATTCTTGGAAACACCACACCCCATGCGTTATCACTTTCTTCACCATATACACCATCTCGTTTTGAACCAGATGTAACGTAATACCATTCTTTCAAACTTTTTTCATCGGTTGCATTTTGTTTTGCATCCCAACTCTCGTCTATAAGAGTGTATATCGTAGTCGAAGATTGATTTAACGTACAGTTACTTCCAGTGTTGTATAATTGATTGACACTCGAAGAAAGTGGCGAAACACAAAGTTCAAAGTTTCCTGGGTCTAACATATCTTTGAATTGGTCTCTATCCATCTGAATAAAGTAAACAGAATCACCGTTCACTCCATTTTTGAATTCAAATTTTGTTGGTCTTGCCTTACTTGAAGTTGGATTTGGTTCATAGCATTCTAATAGGTATTTTTTATACATTACCTGCGATGGTCTTGTTATACCCCCTTGAATTAAATGATATGAACCAGAGCCAAATCTATGACCATAAGAAATATCAAATTGATGATAGGATTCCGCGGAATTTGGTAGTTTGTTGTAAACAGATAAGTAAAATTTATCATTAGTTAATCCGTTTGAACCCGTAAAAAAGGTATGTAGACTTTCCCCTGCACACTTCCAAAGTGGTGTTGTTCTATACTCGATTGTTGGTGATGATTTGTGAATAATCCGTGAAAGTGTTTTTGTGACGTATGTTCCATTATCATCATCTACTAAAACACCACCACCAAAATCATCAATTACATCATCAATCAAATCACGTAAATCACCAGTTCCAGTTAAAACAGATATTAGTTTTTCACCAGTTATTGGTTTTGTTAAGTCCCCATCCTCATAGACATCAAATTTAACAACCATCTTATGTGTTGCTTCCGCCTCGTCAAACGGTGTATATTCAACTTCAAAGGTTCTACTTTCACCAGGTTGAAGTTCAAAATTCGAAATAGGGTTTACTATTGTAAAATATTTATCAGATTTTGGATTGAAGTCTGTTACGACTAATCTTGTTTCACCCCTGTTTTCTACCAACAATGATTTTGTTTGTTTTGTTTCTAAAGGAACTATTCCCCAAGATTGATCATTTGCGTAAAAGTTAGAAATCTTTTTTGGTGGACATTTTTCTAAATCAGGTACAGCTATCGTGTTTATAAGATTATCTATCTCTTCTTTTGTATTTGTTGGTGGAAATACAGTAGATTCTACAATCTCAGGTTCACTTTCAAATGGTATAAAAAACGTTTTTGGATCATTTACATTTCTGTTATCGTTTATGAAAAAATCACCAGAAACTTGTAAAATATCACCATTACCATCCAACCAACAATTCACAAGTATAACCGGATATTTTACTGTTTTCTCTCGAGCAAAAGTTGTGAAGTTTGATTTCAAACAAGGATAACCAAGATATCCAAGATTTTTATTCAGTTCTTCTGATATTGGTTTTGATTCTGATATTTGAACCTCATTCTCAAATTGAGGTATTCTACCATCTTGATCTTCAAGGTTTCTATCTTTTGTATAGGTAATAAGATTGTTTATGTAAGCTGGACTACCACCTACAAATAAACCAGGTATTGTTGGATTTCCTGATAAAAGTTGTGGTGCACGGGTATATGGTGCCAGTCCTTTTGAAAACTGTTCTATTTTTTCAAGAGAGTCAAGTGTGATAATCTTTTCTGTCATATCACCAATTCAATCTTATTTTTATTACCAAATCAGTATCAAAGTTTTTCTTTACCGGTTTACTCAATTTTGCAATAGCAATCAATTGTCTATCACTATCGTAAAGACCGACGGAAGTTATATATGTTTGTGGATCATCTATAAAACACTTGTCAAATATTTGGTTCAAAGAACTACTAACAAATGTTGGATTGTTGCTATAATTGGTGTAATTTGGAAATACTCTGACAAAATAATGTGTAGATGTCTTGTATGTTATATTTCTTGCCGCCATATAATGATTTTCTGTTCTACCTGTTGTTGGTGAAGCTGCTCCACTTATAGAAGTAAGTAATTTGAAAGCATTATCACCAGCGATATTACTACCGGTTACCGTATTAAATCCTAAAATTTCGTTTAATCGTTTTGGATGTAGTAATATAACACCAATTTGTGGGTATACTTTTCCGTATGTGTTAACAGAAGCGTTTTCATACACACCACCATTTAGTGAACCAGAAACAAGATTGAATGATACCAACTCACCACCATCACAAACCATACCTTCATTATATTGTCCTGAGTCATCTATGAATGACATGACGAATGGACTACCAACTTTTACATTGCTTCCCGTGTGGTAATTATTTGCATAAAAACTACCGCTCAAGTATGACATATTTATTTGGAAGTTTCCGGCATCTAATCTATCACTTAAACCATTTCTGTAAAAATTCATTACATAAACATCGTCCGATTCTACGTCTGTACTTTGACTTACAAATGAGAATTTAGGTAGTGTATGTCCACTACTTGTTGTATATGTTGCACCATCAAGACAGATTAACTGATACTGTGAGTATACACTATCGGTAGGTGATTTTGTAAATTGATACTGGTCTACTTTAATTGAACCAGAACCTGCATAATGACCGTAAGATACCGCAAAATAAGGGTCTCTACCACAGTTATCACAATCGGTTATATCATAATAATAAGCCTTTGATTCCGTTGGTTGTGTTGAACTTGTAAGATAACAAAGTAAATTTTCTTGGTTATTAAATAATCCCTTTGTTATGTATTTACGTCTACCTTGTATAACGTCTTTCTTCCTATCCAATGGGTGAAACACCTTTGGTGATTCTTCATCAACACATCTTGGATCAATTATTTCTCTACGCTTAATATGTGTTATAGTGTTTTTAACATCTTTTCGATATGCTAACCCAATTTTTTTATCACCATAGTAACAGTAAACATCTGCTATTTGTACTTCCTCGCAACCACACGATTCTAAAAGTATCCATTCCGCCGTTGACATATCGAATTGCAAACGAGAACGATTTGCGGGTGGTATGAATGAAACATTCGGATCATCTGGTGCATAATCAGGGAAAAATTCAGCATCTTGACAACAATTTGAAGCAGGGTCATATTCCCGTGTATTTGGTATAGACACACCCTTACTTGCCGGTTGAGTTGTTATGTATGCAGTGAAATCACCGAGTCCACCTGTTATTAAAATTGCACCATCTGTTCTATAACAGATTTTTAATTTTACATATTTTGTTTCTACATCAACTTGAAAATCCGCAATCTTTTCACGTTCACATGGAAAACCAATGTCTACCAAATTTCTAAAACTTTCTGTTCCAGGAATTGGTCTACGTGTATTTTCAAGAACTGTTCTTGTTGCGTTATATTCTAGAAGTTCTTCAAGTGAAGTTAAAACAATTACTTGTCCTCTATCATTTACTTCATATCTTGGAGTTCCTCTTCGAGATAATCTACCTGGAACTGTTGTGTTTGTTCCGGCATCAAGTTCTCTTACTGTTTCAATATCGTCTATCGTTATACAGTAAGGAAAGTCTGGTGGATTACCTGGCTCTTCTTTTGTGAGTTCACATGGACCGTCATACATACAACCAGTATATATTACATCCCATGTTGGATTACCGTCACCATCTCTTCCAGTTGGGTCGGTTGTCCATGAGAGTAAACCTTGTGACCATGGTATAACATTTACTTTATTTCCAGAATCACTTGTTTTTGCCTGTGTTATTACCGTCGATGTTGGTTGAATATTAAACGATTGACGTATTGTTCTTAAATAAGTCGCATAATCAACAGGTCTAGTTTGAAGTGGACATTCGCCCCATACAAAATCTTCAGGACTTGGAAGTCTAAATCCCCTGTTATTTGCTATAAAAGTATTGTCCGGTATAAGAGTTTCGCGATAAAAACCGTAAAGTTCATCTAATAGTATGAATTGTTGGACTCTTATCTTTTTACCTTTTTTACCATTCTCTTGACAATCCAACCAAAAACTTGTTTGTTTTGATCGAGCAACAAGAACTTCACCGATTCTTTCTTTTACACCGTTATCATTACAACAACGATAAACGTCAACCCAAATTTGACATTCTTCTTGTGCCTCTGTTCCATATCTATATTCTATGTTTGAATCATACCACGGACTGTCTGGTGTATGAGAGAATCCAGATTTCTTTGTTTTAAATGAACGTGTGTCAATGTAAAAACTATAATTTTTACAACCACCAGATGTTCGTCCACTATCATTGTCTGGATTATAGAATAAAGCAGATGTTTCTGGAATTGGTGGCATTATTGATGACATAAGGGGCTCATTGCTACTTATCAGATTGCCCATGACATCATATACAGGGTTCATATCGTTGATATTAGTTGCCATATTTGATTATTAGAAATCTAGTTTAACTTTTATGACAACTTCTTTTTCAAACGATTTTTCTATTGGTTTGCTTAGTTTTGCAACAGCAAGTAAATTTGTACTGTCATCATATAAGCCAATAGTTGTCAAATAAACAGAAGGGTCTGTTACCATTCTTGCATATTTAACTACACCTAAACTCCCTGTTAAAAATGTTGGATTTGTACTATAATTGTATTCACCATTGTAAAGTCGAACAAAATAGTATGTTGAAGATACAACTTCACTTGTTCTACCTTCGAAGGAATACGACGAAGTATTAAATGACATTGCACCACTAATCGAAGTAAATAATCTGAACGCATTATTCTGATTTATACTAGCAGTGGATGGTGAACGATTTGTATAAAACGATGCACTTGCATCGAGAGCTTTACCGTTTAGAACAATAACACCTTGATCTGGGTAAAATAATCCCCACGGCGTTGTGTCTGGTGTGTAAGTACCATTTGCAATCGAACCACTTACTACGTTATAGACTCTGCCACCACCAACCGTGTATTCGGTTGAAGATGCACCAGAGTCGTCTATGAGTGTTATGACGTCGGCAGATGTTGCTATAGATGCTGAAGTGGTCGCACTTAATTTACCGATAGAAAGTTGCCAATTACTTGTGTCTACTTTGTCTTTATATCTGGCTCTGTTGACGTTAATAATGTAAACATATTCAGATGTTTCTGAATTTTTAAACGTAAATGCATTTTCACCAGAATCTAAAAGTAATTGCTTATATTGCTTGTAAACTGCTTTTGTTGGATAATCATCTATATTACCAGTACCGCGGTCAGATCCACTACCAACAGAATCACCATAAGCGACTGAAAATTGTGGTTCCGCAATTACTAAATTAGATGAAGTATTATAAATCTCGTAGTAATATCTTTTCTGATTACTATTCTGATAAGAACTTGTATATATGTCATAAAGAGTAGCCCGACTATTTGACCACAATGGAGAAGTTACAACTTCTTTTTGACCGTCGGAAACGTCTACGTCTTCAACGAAGGGAGTAAAGATTCTCCCATTTTTTAAAGCCAAACGAAGTTCGGAACTAGAGTTTCCAGTTATTTCAGCCATAATTTTAATATTCCAGTTTTACAGTAACGGATAATTCAGAGTTAAAGTTCTTCTTAATTGGTTTACTCATCTTAGCAACAGCGAGCAATTCACGATTTTGATTATACAATCCGATTGAAGTTACGTAAACATTTGGATTATTTACAAACTTAGTGTCTCTGATTGAATTTAGTGAACTACTAACGAATGTTGGATTATTTGAGTAGTTAGCAGATGCCGGTCTTACTCTAACATAGTAGTAAGCAACTTCTTTCTTTTCTACACTTCTAGCTGTAAATCCATATCCAGTTCCAAGTACACCCGAACCACTTATCGATTTAAACAGTTTGAATGAGTTATCACCTGCAACACCACTACCAGTTACCGTGTTGAATGATGCACTTAAATTGAGAGTCGCGGCATCAAGTACGATGACAGCATTATCTGGATATACAAGACCGTAGTAGTGTGGTGCAGATGGATTGTAAATACCATTTGCAATAGAACCACTCACAAGATTTCTAACAGGAAGTGGTATTCCCTCATAACCGAGAGAGTCATTGGCATCACCAGAATCATCTATAAGTGATATAACTTTATTTGATGAAGATGGGACAACATTACTTCCAGTGAAAACATTGTTTGCATAAGCACTACCGCTAAGTTCTACAAGGTTTAATTGGAAATTACCTGGGTCTAATTTATCCTTGAATCTTGCACGATTAAAGTTTACAACGTAGATGTGTTGTATATCTACACCGTTTGCCATCGTAAATAATTCATCTCTACCGACCGCACTTCCACTATCTGCCAAACCTTCCAACAACATCGAACGATATTGTCCGTATATTGCCTTTGTTGGTGTATCACCGACTTGACCACCACCAGTTGCAGAACCAGACCCAGCATAGTGTCCGTAAGCAACAGAGAACATCTCTTCATCACCACAATCGGATGATGCCGAGTATGCAACTTGGTAATGGTAAGTTTTTGAACCAGACCATTGCGTTGAACTTGTAAAGAATGTTAGAAGTTCACCGAGTCCGTCGGCCCACAGACCTCGTGTTGTGATACTCGTTTCCATTGGTGGTTGAAACCCAGCACCGGGTAATTCCTCGAACCCCATGTAGACACCATACGCAGTGTCAGCCGTTGTACCATTTGGACTAAGTTTGTTATATTCAAAAGCCATTTTTTTACCTCAAAAATATCTTTACAAGTAAATCAATTCAATTAGATTGAAGTTGTATTTGCATTAATGTCATTAACAATAGAGATAGGTATAACGATACGACCGCCGGTTTCGTTTCCTGTGATGATAAGCTTTGTTGTCTTTGTTACTGCCGGATCAAGTTGTTGTGCTCTTGGTGTAAGAGCAAACTTGATTGTTGCGAAACTTTCACCACTTGGTGGTGTAAGAACGGCTGTAATTGAAGTTGCTGGGCTCATTGCATTTGGTGGATTAACGAGAGCCGTTCCGGTTCCTTTATCACCAACCATACTAACATATGTGTTATCTAAAAGCATCGCTGTATAACCAGCTGTTCTATTAAAGATGTTCTTCGATTTATCCGCATCAGGTGCACCTGTGAAATATGTTCTAACTTCAATAAAGTTAAGACTATCTGTGCTTGCCTTGACTGTAATTGTTGGTTTGCTAGATTGTAGATATGGTATCTGTGAAACACCACGAGGTAAAGTGATTAACTTATACTTCATTGATTGTGTTTCATCAGGTACGGCTTCTGTAACTGGCATATGTTCGATTACTGTACCATAATATGCAGAACCGAGAGGGTGTGCTGGATTCCACAAATCGTAATCCACCTCATCGTCAGCGAGAGCAAATTGAGTGATTTGGAACCCGTTAGCAGTTCCCCGACCCATCGCTAGAAGCTCTCTACCCCTCTTGGTTAAAATAGCGTCTACTGTAATTGTGCTGTTATCCAAATAACCCATGTTATTTCTCCTTCTTAAAAAATTTGTTTGTTTATCTAAACATAAATATACGTCAAATAAAAAAATTTTATTTTCCTATCAAATTACCACGGTCAAAATACGTGTTATAAATAATTTGAGTAGAACCAACATTATGTACTTCAACAACGGGTTTACTGTCTGGTGTATTTCTCGTATTTACATTTATATCAGGTCCAACTAACTTGCTACCGATAAAACGATGGTTTTGTAAACCTATTGCAGCATTTTGTTGATTTGTTGTTTTTGATGATGTCAACGACGAAGAATAAAATAAATTAGCAACCATGTCCTTTGAACTACTATAATATAAATAGTATACACTATAAAAACCGTCTTGTCTTGGTGTTTCGATAAACTCCATTAAAGCTGTCAATTTTGATTGTGCATTAGTTCCAGTTGCCCATCCCAACCCATATCCGTAGTCAATACTTTCAGTTGTTTTTGAAATATTTTCTCGTATGTATTTTGTATTTGTTTCTATATCAAACGAACCGTAGTTTTCAAGACTATTATACAAACCAGACATACCATATATGTCCGAGCTGTTTCTGTTTAAAACCGTCATTGATATACTGTTTAAGTTTGAGTCCAAAGAAGGAGAAACCATATCAGTTATTGAACTTTCCATTCCGTTATATGTAGCATCTGGATTAGATGTTTCCACTAAAATAGAACTTTCAACGTTATTATAATTTACTTGTGGATTCGATGTAATTACTGCAACAGACGTTTCTTTATTCTCATACATTATCTGTGGACTTGGTTTTGATATAAGAACAGAACTTTGTTGACTGTGGTAATTTACCGCCGGCGATGGTGAGTCTACTCCAATAATTGTTTCTTTATTGTTGTAAGTTATAATTGGAGAAACTATCGAAGCAGTTACAATACCGACTTTATTTTCTGGTGCAGTTGTGATAATCGTTTTATTTGGAATATCATATTCACCTTGAATATCATCGGCTACTTCACCGTCGGTAATATCAAATCCAATCATTTGGATTGATGTTGCCTTTGAAATATACTCCATCTTTGCAACAGCCGAAGATGAAAGTTCAGTTGTTCTAAATACGTTATTAGCTTCGCCGCTGATATTCTTACCAATATTACCTACTTTTGATCTTTCGAGTATATTTGGTTCAACAACAACACCCAATATAGGATTGGCCCTAGCAGGGAGAGTTTGTCTGATTTGGTCAAACACACTAAAATCAAATACAGAGATTAAGTCCAGATAAGCATTAAAGTCATTTTTGTTTGGATATTTTTGCCAGTATTCTCGCGATAACCATCTTAAATTCGGATAATATCCTTTTGATATGTTTGAATAATCACCAATGTAATCGTCAAGAGCAACACCACCAAGAGATTCGTAAATATCTTCGTTGATTACACTTTGTGGTGAAAATGCAATCATCAATTTGTTTGAATCAACGGAGTATTTATCAAATGCAGAAACTTCAGCACTTCTATCCGTACTTAATCCAGCAATAAGAGAACCAGAGTCTATACGAACTTTTTCGGTGTATATTGTGTTGTTACCAAGTGTAGCAACTTCCATGTTGTATGTTTCAACTATGGATTCAAATGCACCAGAATTGAATCCTTGAAAATGGGCAGATTTTGAAGAACTATAAAATGATGTTTTTGTTTGGTCTGGATGTGAACTTGATAAACTTGTTGTTACAGCTACGTTGAATTTTTGCCAGAATTTGAATTGAGCTTGTAAATCATAGAACGATGATGTTTCTGTATTACCATTGTATGCACGTGCGGAAAGTACATGGTTGTTGAAAGAAGATTCTGTCAGTGGTGCTGACCAATATCTTAACTCAAACACCGAACCTGATAGTATTTTATCAGTTTGTGAGTTCGAACCAGAACCAATGTATAGATTACCGTCGGAAGACCATGCTTGGTTATAACTACCGCTTAAACTTCCACTCACAACTATACTTGCAGAACGTTCGACTGCAATCTTCCCGTATTTATTTGTCTTTACGAAGAAATCATAAGTCTGTATCGACGAAGTAGAATCATTTGAAAGACTTCTACGAATCATCAAGTTTAATGGAACGTCATCATAAAAATATTCATCCGTGATGGATGCGGTTGCATATGTTGTACCATTACCAATGTAAAAATAGATAGAACCCTTTTCAACATCAGTTCCATTTTTATTCATCGTCACAAACCAGTCAACTCTGCTTCCAGAATTTTTTTGTAAGAGTGTTTGAACTGGGTCGGCCGAATACTTATAAAGTTTGTTTGGCTCCATCTTCCAACGGAACGTCAGAGTATCAGGATATTGCCAATTACCGACTGCATTATTTACCTTTTCCCAAGGCGTTCTGATATAATGTTGATGTGTTGGTACTGGATAACTACCGGAGAAATTCAAGTAGTATGTGTGTTTTTCCCACTCGGCTCTTGGTATAACACCCAAGTCAGCATTATCCGGTCCACCATATTCACGAATCGTCAAAAGTGTCTGTGGTATACCATAAGCAGCAAGAAGTGCCTTTACACCACGAGATGTTCCCTTTGATTTATAGATGTATGGAAGATTGTTGAGAATACGTCTCCAAACTTCCTTCGTTCTTTCTTCTTCCGTTTTAGCAAGATATTTGTTTGTTGTAGTTTTACCAGTCCAAATCGGTTCACCACTTCCACTCACACCAAGTGCATATTCCCATAGGTCTTTTGTCTGTGTTCCGTGTGAAAGTGTCCATCCAAGATTTCTTGTTGCATCAAAAATAAGATCTTGGGACATACCAGATTTTGGATTTTCTTCACGTAAATTCTTTTTCAGAATGTGATCGGTATATGAATACATGACGTCAAAGTGTTGGCCAATCATATTCACAAATGTTGTGAATTGATCGTTATCATCATCTTCTCTCAAATACTCTGGTATCGCTTTGTTTAATGAGTTGTAATTCTTTAAGTCATAATTACTTGCACTGACTATTAAGTTATCATACCAATCTTGTGTCTGTGATGAACCTGACGTGTAGAATTTGTACTTACCTTCTTTTGTTGCTATATTATAATCAGAACCAGTTACTTCATATTTTGGATATGGAGTTATTGTTGACGCCGATTGGTATGTGTAGTAATTACTGGCTGTTGTTTCGTAATACAACCACTTTTCAAAGGAATCAAACCCACTAATTGTTTTATCACGAAGTCCACGTATCTTTACTTTGTTTGATGCAACTGAGCCCGTGTATGTGTCTAACAATACCAGTTCATTGTTGTACCGTTCAATTAATTCCATCTTGTAGACAAAGTTGTCTAATCTATCTTCCGCCGATGAATAAAATACAAAGTTTTCAAACTCTCTAAAATCTACGTTTAGTTGAACAGGTATATTACTTGACGAAATGTACCTGTCTAAAATTTCTTGTGAAGTCTGAACATTTGTAGATAGAATCTCGTTCCAAGATTTATAGTCAGTTTCCGTTGAAATCCAATAATCCCTGTCAACCTCAAAGTTTGGTCCTCTTAGTCTATTGGGTTCTACTGGTAATTCTTCTACTATGTAATTAACCGTATCAATGTACGGCTTCATTAGTTCTTCAGCGACCCAACATTGGAAGAAAATATCTAAGTCGGCTGGCAGTGGTTCATATAATTTTACAAAGAAACTATTGATACTTCCGTTGAAATTTACATTTGGTGATACGTTGATTATGCTGACAATCTTGTTTTCACCAAAATTCAAAACCATTGTTGGGAAAGATGGTGTTGGTTTCAAGTAAGAAAGAACAAAGTTCTTTATTTGTTCAACACCTTCTTGTGAATCAGGATTTACAAGTGAAAGTTTTAATTCCGTTCTATCCGTTGATATGTCAGAGATAAAAAGTTTTATACGGCTATCATATCCACCAATCCAATTTTTAAAAAAGTTATAAACAACTTTGTAGATACCCGGTAGATTTCTAGTCGCTCTCATATCTCTATGGACATCCATAGATGCGGCTGTTCCATCTACTTTCCAAGATTCTATGTTGTATAACGAAGAGACATATGCACCATTTGGTAAAAATGTATGGAACTCATACGGATCTGTTGGAGTTGGTGGTGGATCAACAGATGGAACTACGGGTTTCTTTTCTAAAAGATTGTTATCTTCTAAAGTAACACGTATACCTCTAATCGGAAGATTAGTTTCTAATATTTCGTCAATATTTTTATATTCAAAATTTGCCATTTTATCTTCCTATTGACGGACCTCCTAGATTTGCAGGATTACCACCGAGAGGACCAGAAGGACCACCTGGTGGGCCACCACTGGTCAAAGTAGATGTTCCTCCACCCGATGATGTACCCCCACCAGATGTTCCTCCACCCGTACTTCTTAGTTGATTTTTCAAATCTTCCAATTCCTTTTTGAGAGCATTTATTTGGTCATCCTGTGCTTTATTTGCTGCGTTTGCTTGATTCACAACAACTTGGGAAAGTGCATCAATTGCCGATGTTACAGTTGTCATCTGACTCGTAACATTATCTTGAAGATTTGTAAGTGTTTCATCAACAGTTTCTTGAAGATTTTTAATTGACTCATCTTTATCTTCTATCTGTTGGTCTTTTATCATGTTGTCCATTGCAATAGAATCTATAAACGACTCATGTTCTATCTCCGAGTCCACCATTGATTCTATGAGTTCTTGTTTTGCAACAATAATAGATTCCAAGTTTTCTATCTTTGCCTGTAATCCAGCTACTGAATTTTCATCTTCGTTTTTAAGATTTGATATGTCTGACAAGAACAGATCCAATTCTGCACTTGTTGTCATACCCTCTATTTTTCGAAGTATATTCCTTTCAGATGAAACAGCTTCTGGTAAACTTTCGAATCCTCGCTGAACAATATATGTAAATCTCTTTGTTGTAAATCTTTCGTCAAGTATAGGAACTTTAATTCTTCCTTTATTTCGGAATATATTTTGGTAAGACATAAGTCTGCCGTTTTCATCTCTGACTAGTTCTACGTCTTCCGCAAAAATATCCGTGTTTACTTTTATCAGTTCTTCCAACAAAGTTTTAAGTTGTTCTGATGGTAGAACGCCAGTCTCACTTCCCGTTAAGATTTTTCTTACGATATAGTAATCGAAAGCATCCAAGTCATATTGTGATATACTGTTTATTGCATTTTTTATGGCTTGTGCATCTCTTGTACCTAACAACGATGATGCTTGTTTCTGTTCATTTATAAACTTTTTAACAATCTCATACTCATAACCTTGTTTAAAAGACTTAAACTTTTCAAGGAGATTTAATCTTTCATCCGAAGTTGTTTGCTTATATCGTTGTAATTTTATACCATTACTTTTGAAGAATTCGAAAAATTCATCATAGGTATTCATCGTAAAATTTGGAAAATTATCAAGGATATATTCCGCTTGATTTATATCGATGTCTGCAAGGAAAAGAAACTTTACCAAATCAACTTGGGTACTCATCTTGTAACCTTGAAGTAATAGTTGTTATCAAAAATCTGGACTGTATCTCCACCGTCTGTTTCTGTTTTTACAACTACGCGATAAAATCTTTCTGGTTGAAATGAATCCATCCAAAGATTAAAATAGTTTCCATCGGAATCACAACTTATTTTTGAACCTGTACTATTAAATGGTAGGATTATTTCGTCTGTATGTGCATCCCTAATTTCGTAGTAGGATGATGTTGGAATATAGTAATTTTTAGTATAATACGATTGAGTTGTATATTGTTTCTGTGGGTATCTTGTGTTCGTATTTATACGAATTTTCGCCTTTTCATTTTGTGTGTATGACTTTTTGAGTTTAACATTCAACAAAAGATTTTCATCAGATACCTGCGTCAAACTTCCAGTTGTAAATGATGAATCGTCCCAAACAATGTGAAGTCTCGGAACATATATTGTATTACTATCCGTTCCAAAAAATTTCAAACTACTATATGTTTCTGTTGATGATTCAATATCATTACTGAATTTTAGAATCATACCGTCGTTGTTAAATCTACCAGAACCAGTTACCCATTTTTTTACAATTTGAGTGACATCCATGTAAATATCAGAAGACTCGTATGTAAATGATTGTGTACATTCAAGATTATCAAAATTCCACCATGTACCACCACCTTCTGTTGTAAAGTAAGATGAGGTAATATTTGCTGTCAAATTTACACCAAAAAGTATATTTGCATCTACCCAAGTTTGTGATATACTGTCCCATTCGTAATCTATAATTGCAGGTGGTATTTCCCACTCGATTCCCGTGGACTTCGATGTTCTGTATTTCCACGATACACCATCAGTTGTTACCGGTGTATTATAATAACGACCTGTTCCATTTGTCCATGAAGAACTCAACGGATAAGCGTATACAGTATATTCCTGTGGTATTTCTCTAACTTCTGTTGATCGAAGTGCAAGATAGTATTTTGCAGTAGAAAGTGGTATTTTCCCAGAGTTTATTTTTTCTTGGAGTGGTGCCGTATCAAACTTCAATAAGACACGGCTATTGTATTTTGAAGTACCGTTGTATTCATGAGTTAATTCAAGAACAGAATCCAATCCAGTATTTTTTGTTTCGGATTTTTCATAAATAGTTGCGTCTTTTTGTGCATAAAGTGTGTATATCATCCGAACGCCCTCACTCTACCAATGATGTCATTGTTAGGATATTTGATTTCAAAAATCGACGGGTCAAGTGATGGGAAAAGTATCCCATCTCTTGTTGCCAATTGAATATCGTAAGCATTTCCAGAATAACCCAATGTTGGGTCATACAAATTAACTATTCTAACATCAACAACAGTTTGTACACCCTCGACTTTATCAAGTTCTGTGTAAATGTTGCTAATTACAATAGGTTGGTTTACTTGCCATTTCTTGACATCAAAGTATTTTTTCAATCTGTCTATACAACGAAGTATAACTTGATTACCATTTTGGTCTGGCATCGTTATTATGTCAAACTCTATACCAAGATTGATAATATAAGCATCTTTAATGTTAATTGCATCTGTCAACATTCTATGATGACCAAGATACAATTTTAAGTTTTCTTTTGTTGCATCATTTATTCTTGTAAGATTACCGTTCGAATCATACCCAAGAACATAAAAGTTAAGTGCAAGTGGATTAACAACACGGTCACTATTGTATATTGACTCAGCTGTTAATTGGTCATCTTTTGTTATGTATGCCTTTGCAATTGAACCATATTTTTGTGGTAAACTATAAGCACGTATAATGTAATCTTCCTTTGTTACCGCACGATTTTGTGAAGCAAAGTAAGCAAGTGCATTCTGACGAATTTCATCAACAGTTTCACTTTGTTTTGCACCTACCGCTGGTTCTGCGTTCGTTACGGCTAAACTACCGATTGCCTGACGATAGAGATTTTGATTTAATCCCGTCTCATCTAGTAAAATACTTCTTGTTTTTAATCGTGTGATTGTTTCACTTGGAACATTATCTTTTATACCACCACCAGTTGTGTAATACAAAGTAAGTTCGGTGTTATTTGGTGCAAGACCATATGTTTTTGTGTATAGAAAATTTGACGGGTCAATATCGATAGATGCAACAGATTCCATACCAATCAAAGATGAACCGATTAAATCTGGATTTGGTATCAACAATTCGTCATCCAAATCAGATACGCCGGCACCAAATTGAATTTCTGTTTTACCATTGTCAAGTTGTCTAGTTGAGAATCTTCTTGATACTTTTCTCAACTTCAAGAGATATGGTGTTTCTTCTCTATATGTTGATAATTGTCTATCATTACGAGCAATGTTTGGTGTTGGTTCAAAAATAGTATCTTGTGCCAAAAATGGAACGTGATACCATTTGTTCCCATCCGAGTCGATTGCATATAATATGTCTATTAAAGTTGATTCTTCTAATTCAATCTTATCATATGGTTTTGGGTCGGTAAATGTATATGTCTTGGTTTTAATTACACCAGAGACGGCATTGGCTGACTTTTTAAGAAGATAAAATGTTGGTTCGTTTGTCATATCATCGACTTCAAAAATAGTTACTTCAGTTGGATCGAATGAACTGCTAAATTTAAAATCAAGATAATCAGTTGTTCTAAATTCCGTAGATATATTTCTATTATCTGATGCAACCACCATTCCAGGTTCTATTGCAAATGCGTATGAAAAGTCGGGTTTATTATTTACACCACTACCAATCGCTGGAATAATTTGAAATACGTCTAACTTTACATTTGAAGCAATATTTGTCTTTGGTTTATAACCAAGAGATTGTGCAATGTCTAAAATATTCTGACGTTCTGATGCTTGAAGTATCAACGACTCTTGTAGTGCTGTATCTGTATAATAAGACAGTACATCACCAACATAAGCAGCCATCTCAAGAAACATCATACCGGGAGATGATTCATTAAAATCTTGGTAGGTATCTGGAAAATAATTCTTGGCAAAATCTATGAGGTTTTGCTTTAACGAAGGGAAATCTCTTGAGAGATACCTGATGTCTTTTTTTACTAAATCCGCCATTAGTTTTGTGCCTCTTGAATCCGTAAATTACCTGTATCAGATATAAATATCTGAATGGGTAAATATATGTTCGTTCCCGTGATTTTGAGTTCGAGAAATATACCAATGGCATGATACGGGTCATCGACTCTACCGTCATCTGCCATATTAAAGTTTACATCCAAACGAGTAATGTTCAAGTATGGCAACCAAGTTGTTATTGCAGATATTATATCACCCTTTATCTTTTCTTCCAAATCACCTTCACTGTTTATATTTTCAAACAAAATGAACCGCAATTCACTTCCAAAGTCAGGTTGCATATATCTCTCCCCTTTAGCGGTAGAAAGAAGATTCTTGACGTTTGAAAATGCCTGTTGTCTATTTGTATAGCTTTGAAAAAATATACCATTCGGATTATTGAAAGGTATTGTTACACCAATAGGTTTAGTGTAATAGTTTATAGAAGAGCTTGGCTCATTTATAATGATACTCTTTCTTCTAAATCGAGCCAATTATTATCTCCCTTTCTTTTCGTTAATTTTTGCCATCAGTGCAGAATAATCTCTGGTGAGAGCTTGTGCAACTTCGGGAGCAACTTCATTTGGATTTACACCAGATGGTGTTGCGTTAATTACTCCACTTCTGTTATTTGCAAATGCATTTAATGAATTGGAATTAAAAAACATTTCTTCTCCACCATCGTAATTATTTGGGTCATAATTTTCTTGTAAACCCCGACGAGTTTCTTCAAGTATGTCCTGTACTGCTGAAAACTTGGAGTTTCCAACTGGTTGTTTCTTCTTTGGTTGTGTTTTTTGAACCATTCCATTTGTTGCTTGCTTATAAAGAGAAACACCATGTTGTATTGTTTCCTGAACAGGTTTCTTTTGAGATTCTTTTAATCTCTTGTCCATTGCATATTCGATTTCTTCTCTAATGATAGAACGAATTTCTTTTAAAAATGCCTTTGTATCCATCTATTCACCCTTAAAATTTTGTGTTATACTAATAATTAAGTAGTTATTATATTTTTACTTATAATCTAGACGACTTATTTCGAAGTGCATACCGTCAGGAGTACCAGACCACCACCCACCCCAGAAAAATCCCCATTTTATAGCGGAAGCAACAAGTTGTCTTACCGAACCTTGTTTTCCAATTAAAGCAGGTGTTCTTCCCATATCATTCCACGCCATGTTTATATCAAATGCAATACCCCACGCATGACTACTCAAAGGACGATTGGGCCCACGAGTGTGTCTAACAAATCTTGGTGAATATGCCTTTGGACTAAAAGTTATAACTGTGTCTAATAGACCCAACTGATCCCACTCATTCCAAAGACCCTTCAACTGATCTTCACCTCTAAAATGAAAATTTGTACCTTCTAATCCAAATTTTCTTAATTGCGGTATTCTTACAAATTTTATGTTGTCTCTTTCAAAATTATTTGTTATTTGGATATAATCACCACCAGTCGGCCTATATGATATGGAACCAAAGATTGATGATTTTTGTTGGTTTGATAATTGAGGAACGTCTGCTCTTGTTTTCAACTTACCATACTTAAATCCTTTTGGTATAACATTTCCGGTGTTATCAATTTCAAATCCAGCATTACCATTAACAAGAAAATAAAAATATCGTTCTACATTTTTATGGCGGTATTGATAACCATCAGATGACCCCTTAACCGCAGCAGTTATTGTTTTTGTTGTTCCCAAACTAACATTATTTATATAGACCCCTCTATGGTTTTCCCACCACATAAGTGCACTTAAAAAAGCAAACTTTGGATTTTCAGAGATCAATTCTGGGTTCTTTAAAAAGTCTACATTATTTTTTTCGAATGAACCATTTTGTCCAAACATTTCATTCATACGTTGATATTGTATTTTACCAGTTATTTGAATCACACCATGACCTCTATACGCATACCCCTCCGTACTTCCTTTGTAAAATCCAGGGTCTATCTGTCCGTTAGGTGGTGGTGTTCCTTTTTTAACATTTTGTTTTGTGTTCACCGCCTGTGATATTTTATTGAACGTATTTCCATTAGTTGGCCCAGAACGACTACCGTAATACGCATCACTCATACCATTTACAGACCACGGTGTTATACCAAATCCATAGTTTGAAAGCTTTGATTCTTTATACAAGAAGTTATTTGGGTCTTCACGTCTTACTCTACCACCGAACGATTTTCTCAAAGATTTTTCCGATGTGTAATAAACATATTCTGTTACACCCCGTATACTTTCCGCTGATATTTGTCCAAGAAAGTTTGCAACCTTTTCACGAGTATCTATTCCAAATTTATTGACCATCAAATCTGCATATGGTTTAATAAATTGTGGCAACATTCTATCTGGCATTTCTTTTATTCTTTTCACTAAATCTTGTTTAGTTGCTGGATTAGAAACAGACTTTAATTTATCTTGTGCTGATGTGTAAACATCACCAGGACCAGTTAGTTGAGATGATACACCTTTATTTCTTGCTTTATTCTTTTTTAGACGTTCACCACCGGATGGTGTATTAAAGATTGTTTTACCACCATTTCTGGCAGACTTAACAACAGCTCCAGTTATGATGTCTTCTTCAATAGACTCACCAGCAATAACACCTCTATTTGTTTCTTGTTCTTGTTCCATGATTAATTCACTCATTCCGTTGGTTTTTCTTCCCCAGTTACTTCACTAGGGTCTGGGAATTGTTGATTATTTTCAACCGCACCTACGTCACCTTCCGCAACAGAATCCATAAAATCACTATCAAATGTAGTCGACCCCTTTGTAAAGTCTGGGTCTACATTTAGTCCATCTATCTTTTCACCTGTGATTGGATCTATAACATCATAGTCTCCCATGTTGTTAACATATTTTTGCCATTCTTTATCATAGAACCAAGTGATAGTGTCTTTATCACGAATACCATACATTCTATTCCTATTTGGATCCCACAGAGTATTCCCTTGCCACTCAGTCCCAGTTTGTATATCTCGTGGAGAAAGTGAGGTTTCATTTGGATCAGATTTTGGTCTTACGGGCTCTTGACCTTGATTTCTTTGTTCTTGTTTTTGTTCTCTTTCTTGTTCTTTTGCCTTCGCTTCTTCACTAGGACCACTACTGAACTCGTTTACAAATGCAAGTTGGGATTGTAATTTTTCAATCTTCTGTTGTATTCCTTTTACTTGGGATTTCAAATTTATAAACGCTGGGTTGTTTATTGGAAACCCAGAAGGCCCGACTCCGGTTGGTACGGTTAATTGAGTAACAGTGGTTAAAAAACTAGAGAGTATATTACACAACTCATTTAACCAATCCATAGTACGGTCGCCGAGAAGAATTGGTGATTTTGCGTTTATACCAAGATTTATTCGTTTTGATTCAGTTTCAACCACTTGTCTACCATCAATAGAAATTGCCTTTTCAGAGGAAAGACCTATACCTTCCTTTGAAAAAGCAATCAATTCTTGTTTCCGTGCATTGAAAACTAAACGGTCTGACGCAATTATAACTTGATTTCCACCAAACTGATTCTTTACATACAAATCAACACTCTTGTCTTTTATAGAAGGTGTGTATGTAGATGCTGGTGTGAATTTCACGGATTGACCAGATGTCATCCATATTGAAGCATCGTCTGTATCTGGGTTTTCAGCAATAAATTCGTTTTCTTTTGATTTACCGGCATTATTTCCATTTGAAATAACAAGTATTGGATTTCCAATACCACCCAATCCAGGTTTCCAATACGGTGGTATTGGATAATTTCGTCTCTCATCAATACTTGAAGCAAATCGAATCGATTGTCCCCATCTACCTTCAAGAATAATATCACCAGAATAAGGTTGAACGGGTCTTACATCAAGTCTCTCACCAAAAGTTGGATCTATTGTTGTTCCCGTTGCTTTATTTTTTGATGATTTAGTTACAACACCAACCTGAGAGTTTTCTCTTTTTTCTTTATTTTTTGAATCTGTTTTTGATAAAGTTTCAGATACACCAGGTAATCCGTTAAGATGAACCGAACTTTGTATTGATATAGGATTTGTGAAATAATACTCTTGACCGTTTCCAAGATAAGAGTTATATGCAGTTGGTCCTTTTAGGAGCAGTACAACTTCACCAGCTATTGGAATATTTTTTAAGTTAGCATCGAGTGCACGTGCTTGAATTGTGCTTATGGATGCCTGTGAGCCGAATGAACTTAGAATTTTACATTTTATTGTGTATAATTTTTCTTTATCTTTACCCGAAAAATCTACATCAACAACTTCGGCTGTTACTAGCTCATATTCCTGTCCGTTGAGTATCGTCTTTTGGGGGTTCATTTACTTTGATTTCCTCTACTGAATCACCGATTGATTTGATCTCTTTTAGAAGAGCATCCTTTTCTTCATCTGTTAAGAAAGAATTACCTTCTTCTCCCTTGTTTGAAACCATTCGTTGAACAACAGCAGCCATCTTTACAAGATGCTCATCATTCTTAACAGATACTTCCATATAGTCCTTGATAACAGGCACAAGAAGAGCAGCGTCACCTATGTTTGTGATAAGTGGCTTCAAATCAGCAATAAGAAGATTGATTTGTCTATCTTTCTTCTTTTGGTTATCGTAGATGTCTTTCAACAAATCCGAGAACTTTTTGCTTCCAAATATTTCTGTATCAAATCCCATATATTATAAATATCTAATCTTCAATAATGTCTTGTAAATCAAACCAACTCAAATTTGTAATATCGGCACCATCGGTGTATTCTTTGTATAATTTAAAGTAAATATACTTTACCCGATTTATTACGTTTGTAATGTTCTGTGTTTTAATTCCTGTTCTTTCTCGTATCAGAATATACAACGCTTTCTTATTATAATTTTCTATATTGTCACGCGTTCTGAATAGATAAAGAACAGAATCGGCAACTTGTATATCTTTGTTTTTTATAAAAATCAAAGGTAAATATTTTTCCATAACATCAACAAAAAGGTCAATAAAGTCCCTTTGTTCATCAATGAATTCTGTTCGCAGTTGCTCGTTTACGATATTTCTTTCAGAGTCAATAGATTCTATACTGTTTCTTTTTTTGTACTGATAGTAGTTCTTGTTATTTTCTGCAATCAGATAATTCTTTGCTACAATAGAAAAATAAGAAAAAGCTTTGAATCCGGTTGTTTCATCATACTTTCCAATTTTTTCATGTAAGAAAGCGATTACCTCATGTTTCACGTCTTCGTGAGGTACATCAAAGTTATAAAACTTAAATCGGTGAATCATAATTTCTGCCAGTTTATAAAAGGCAGGATGGATTCTTTTTGTGTAAATTATATTTTTTTCAATTTGGTCATCGCATTTGTTGTAAGCGATAATTGCATCTTCTGTTTCTTTTGTAAAATAAACATTTTGTTTACGTTTTACAGGAGCTGTACTCATTTAATCCTCCCGTTAAATTTTTTAGATACTTCTTCTTTTTCATCTTCGGATTCTTCCATTTCAAGATATAACGCAATATCATTTATTATCTTCTTCAACTCTTTGAAGAAATATCCAACTTCGTCATCAGATTCGAAAGAACCATTCTTATCTAATTGTTTTAGGTAAGACCTTTGACTCATCACCCTACTTCGCATTGCCATAATAAATGACTGATCTTCGGTTGCTGATTTTTCTAGATTAGAATAAAGTTCTTCTAAAACATCGTACTTCTTGTAAAGATTATAATTGATATAAACAGAAACAGAAAGAAGAATAAATAAAAATATAAGGGATATAACCATTATTACCTCGAAAATTTTGGTTGAATGATGGTATCTATAATACCAAGTTCAATCGCTTCTTCGGGTGAGAGATAATAATCTTTAAGGATTTTGTCTTTCCAAAACAAAGAATCTTGCTTAGAGTTAGATGTGATTATATTAATCAAAATTTCTTCCAGCTTTTCCGTGTGTTGAACATTTGCCTTCATATCCGAAGACTTACCATAAATACCAGAGCTGATTTCGTGGAACATGATTGTACTATTCTTTGAAGCAACACGATTACCTGTTCCCGCGCAAAGAAGAAGGGCAGCAGCTGACATTGCACGTCCACGGCAAATTGTATTGACCTTGATATTTAGACTTTGCATAAAGTCAATCATACCAAGTGCCTCATAGACATCACCACCGTCTGAGTTGATTACCACGTTAATAGGGTCGTTCTTCTTTTCCTCACCCCTCATGTGGATTATTGCCTTAATTTTCAAGGTAAAGTCATAAAGAGTACCGTCAGCTATATCACCAAACAAATAAATGGTTGAACTTTCTACGTCAATCCCATAATCCATTTGAGCGAGTGCTTCTTTCCAACGAACGGGTAAATCTTCTGTTTGGTCTGCCTTTGTCTTGTTTGTCTTGATTTCATCAATCTCTTCTTCATACATATTTGCCATAACCATACTCCTTTTACTTTTTAGATTTTTTCTTTACAACACGTTTTTTGTATTCACTCACTATTTTGTCATCAAGTGAATCTTTCTTTTTTGTCTTTACCGAAGGTTTTTTTATCACCTCTTTTATTTCCGTTGGTGGTAATGTTCCGAATAATTTATCTTGAATCTCTCCCTTGTGATAAACATTTCCGTCTTTATCAACAAATTCTGCCATGAATTTCCAACCACGAGGATAACCGGTAGATTTCTTTTCTTCCGGTGGTGGCACCATCATGGCGGTACATTTCCAACAAAGACCATATTGAGAATTTTCATCAACTAAAACTTCTTCATAACATCTTATGCCCTTGAAGTATTTACTTTTTTGGTCATTATTTTGACATATTACATATTTCACGGTGTTATTCCACGACTATATTTTGGTCCTTCATCATAAAAAACTTTTTGCTCTTGTTGTTTTTTCACATTAACATCTTCTTTAATAGGAGATTCATTTAATATACTAACTTTTTCTGTATTTTTCAAACGTTTTGATTTTCTTTTTCTTGTTTCTGACTTTATTTTCTTTACATCAACAATATCACCAAGTGGAACTTCTTCCGTTGGTTCTTCTACAACAAGTTGAGGTTCCTCAAAAGTTTCCTCTACTTGTGGAATAATTAC